ATAGTTTCCTCCTATGGTTAATATTCATGCAAGAGATCCTCTGGACTCTCGATAGTTGCTAAAACTTCGTCATCGTTTAGCAGACGTATTTCCCCACCTTCTATTCTAATCCTGGATCCTGCATAACGGGCAAACATTACCCATTCTCCCTCTTTGCACCACGGGCCTTCTGGATATCTCTCTTTATCCGTATAGCACTGTGGACCCATTTTTAAAACTAAACCGCATTGAGAACCAACTTGTTGTTTTTCTAAAGTTGTTTCTGCTAAGTGTATTCCACCTTTAGTTTTACCATCCATTTTAAATGGCAATACTAAAAGTCTCCAACCCGTTGGGTTAGGTATTTTATTTGTATCTTCTTTTGATTCTTTTGATTCTTCTACACCAACTAATTTTTTATTGGGTAGGTGTATCTTTGATGTCGACGACTGTTCCATTTTTTTGCTCCTTATCATTTAGCAGGTTAGAGAGTTCCTGACGCACTGATTCTAGTGCCTTAATCTGTCCTATTATATAGTTGTATTTTTCCATATTGTCAATAGACCCTGAAGTTACCATTATACTTAAGTCTTCTAGTCTTTGATTTAAAAGTCTATTTAGTTTTACTATTACTGTTTCTAGTTGCATGTTTTTTTAAAACTCCTTTTAATACTTTAGCTTGGCCGGCATGTAAATTAGAGGCTTTGTTCAAACCTTTAATTACTTTTTTTATTTTTGCTTTTGTTTTTTTCATATTAACATTTCCATCTTCTTCGTGCCTGACGGATACGAGAATTAGGATCATTCTTTGTCTTAGCAGAAGAGTTTCTTAATTGTCCTGCGCTTCTAGCACAATATGATTTTCTTCTACCAGCGGCTTTAGATCCCTTCTTCACTTTTCCAGTCACAGCTGTTTTTAATTTAGATCCTGGGTTAGCAGCTCTATAAGCTTTAACACCTTTTGCTGTCATACCTGCACCAGATTTAGTGGGCCTGTAATTAGCACCTGGACCTTTCGTAGTCTTTCTAATCGCCATTACGCTTTTTTCTTAACGGGCTTCTTAGCTGTCTTAGCTGCTCTCTTAAAGTTAGCTGCAGTTGGTGCACCTTTACTTCCAGGTTTTCTCATCTTTTCTTTTGAACCGGCTGCTATTCTTTTTTTCTTTGCATGTATGTTTGCGTATAGTCCTGGTTTTGCCATGTTTTTCCTTTTTTAGTTAATCGTTACACTTGCATCTTTTGCCAAGTATTTTTTCTACTAGATGTTTAAAAAAATTTTTAATTTTTTGCATTATTTTTTCTTTGGTTTCTTTTTCATCATTTTAAAATCCTGAGCGTCTATTTTTCCGTTTTTGTTTTTATCAAGTTTAACTTGACCACCACTTAAAAACCCTGGTTTTTTAATTTGTTTATTATATAATCTATTTGCCATTTTTTGTCTCCTTCCTTATTTTTTTGTTCCTTTAAATATTTGTGTACCCTTTATACCATAAATACTAGCGACTACAAGTATCCACAAATTTGTAAACCATTTTGGAAGTTCTGAAAACATTTCAAAGAACAATTTTACCTTGTCCATTGCTGTAGGGTCATCCGATACCACTGCCCAAGCTAAAATTGCTATAGGCAAACTGAGGATTACTAATACCGCCTCGTCTTTCCAGTCAGAATTTCTCGACTCTAAAAGTTTTCCTTGGTAAGCTTCTTCTCCAGAAGCCATACGAGATGCGTGCATAAGCTGTGCATCAGACATTGCCATCTTCGTCTTCTGACGGTTAGCATAAATTTTACTACCCGCAGAAACGGCTAATTTAATTGCCGAAAACCACATATTAGTACCAGGTTACGTCTTTTTGTTTTCTAGCAGCTCCAGATCCTTTAACAGGGTTTTTATTACCTTCGTTAATAAGACTTTTGCCTCTAATACTAGTTTCAGATCTTGGATCAGTAATAACTTTACCTTCTTCTATCTTAACTGGTTTAGATTTTTTATAGTTCATCATATTTTTATCTCCTAGTTGTATTGTTATCTTATTTTTGTGTATTTTTAAAGCTATTTGACAGCATTTGTTTTTCAATTGACGTATCTGCACGTAAATTTGCTAAATCTTCGTTTTGTTCTAACTTATCTTCCGTTAAATCTTTAGCTTGTACTAATTTTGCTCTATCTAACTCTGTTTTTGCTTCATCAGCGTCTTTTTTACGTTGATTTTCCATTGCTCTAAGGTCAACTTCTCTTGATTTTAGTTTTAATAGAGGATCTGAATCAAATTGAGACGTAATTTTCTTTTCTTCCTTCATAAAATCTTCTGTCATCTCTGCAATCAACACTGCTTTTCTTGCTTCTATTTGAATTTGCATTTGTTGCATCTGTGCTTGTACCTGTGGGTTTGCTTGTGCTTGTTGTTGCATCATTTGCATTTCTTTAATTTGTTCTCTGAACTCTAATTGAACTTGTTCTTGTGACATTAAACTTATGTGTTCTAAAATATTCTTTTGTATTGCTCCCATGATAGGAGGATTGTTTCTAACCATGTTAGTTGACATAAAATTTAAATGTGAAGTTATATGTGCTTGGTGGTCCTGACCTCCAAAAGCTTGAAAAGGTTTACCTGTTAGTGCATCAATGTGCTCTAAGCTTGGATCTTTTGGTGCTTGTGGTGCAGGTGGTGGTAAAACTTTATCTATATCTTTCACACCAATTGCTTCATACATTTTTCTATAGATAGCATACATATTATGTATCTGCGGATTAGATGTAGCTAATTGTAATTCTGTTTGTGCCAAAGTAATTCTCTGTGACATAGAAAATATGTTTGGATCTGCAACAGGTAATATATCTACTCTATCATCAAAGTCTGTTTGCTTAATTGTTCTTTCTCCGCCAACAACATCATACGGATATTCTGGTGGAAGATAAGTTGCAATAACTTTACCTAATAATTTAAATTCTTTTTTCATAGCAGAATACATTCTTTTGTGTATTGCTGACATAACTTTAGATCCTCTTTCAAGAAGAGCCATAGTTGTACCTACTGCTGCTTGCTGATTACCTTCACCTGTTTGTAATTCTGATATTGCTGCAAATCTTTGCCCTGCTTGAACTACAATACCCATTAATGCTAATAATGTTTGTGATGGTTCTTTGTAAGGTAGTGGATAGAATGCATCTCTTAAATTTCCTCCTGGTGCATCTACATCTTTAAACTCACCGGGTTGTATTGGTGATGCTTCATCTCTAACTCTTACACCTCTTTGTTTAAATCCTGCTGGTAAGTTAGATAATGTTCCTGCATCTAATAATTGACGGAGAGCAGCCGTTGCCGTTCTACTCAATCCGCCAATCATGTGTATTAATCCAAAGCCATAGAATCCTAGTCCTGGCAGAAATTTAAAGTGGACAAAATAATGGACTCTTTGTCTTTTTGGATCATTGGGCGCATAGTTCCTTCTTATCGAAAGAACCTTAGTACTACCTTCATCGATTGTAACGATGTAAGGTAATTTGATACCAGTCGGCTCGCCGTCTGGACCAATATCTTCAAAGCCTTCTAAATCTAAATCAACATGACATTCTAATAATGTGTAAATTGGTTGTTGTTTTCCAGATTTAGACACGCCTTCTAATTCTTTTTCTTTACTTGTAATCTCATCTTTCATTGTTTCTCCCGGTGTACCTAACTCTACATCAGAATAAAAACCACCTACTTGTTGTTTACGTAAATCGTTTTCAGAAATTTTAAGAACATGAATAATTGCTTCTGCATCATCTAAACTGTTTGCTGTGTAAGGAACAATTAAATCATCTGCAGGTACAAACTTAGAAACAGCTCTACCTAATAAATCATCGTAGTAAACTTTTTTAAATGTAGAACCTGATAATGGTAAATGAAATAACATAGAATCAAACTCTGATTCATACTCAGACATTTGATCCATGATCTGATAATTCATAAAATCTTTTACTCTTTGTGCTTGTTGTTCTTTTACTTGATCTGCATTACCCATAATCTGTGCTCTAACAGGTCCGTCACTTGGTAATAATTCTTTAAATGCTGTTGCTTGAAATTGTGTAACTGCTTCTGCTAACACTGGGTGTGTTGCACCAGATGATCCTTGAAAAGGTTCGTTTCTGTTTTCGTATTTAAATCCTAATAAATCTAATCCTTCAGTATATGTTTTTTCCCATTCTTTTCTGGACATCTTGTAGTCCATGTAATTATTTTTAAGGGTGCTACCGACAGGGTCTAAAACATCGTCTGGTAAAATATCTGCTAAATTGTCAAAGTGAGATTCTGTTGAAGGTTGGTTTACGGCTGACGGATCAAAGTCAACGGTTGCTCCACCATCTTCATCTGGAATTACTTCTACGGGTTGCTTTTCTTTTTGCTCTTCCGAAATTTGAACTTCAGTATCTTCCGCGCCTGGAAGCTCTACTTGTGTTCTTGTGTTCGGGAGCCCTTTATCTATATCTGCCATTTATACTCCTAGTATTGTCTACCACTTTTTTTAACAGAAGCCAAGCCCTGTGGCATAGGCCCTGACTTAGGTGGAGGACCAAATTTTTTACCAATCATTCCTCCACTGTTTTTCTTAGGTCTTTTTAAAACTTCTTTTTGTGCTGCTATATGTGCAGAATGTGTACTCATTCCTGCTGCACGTAATTCTCCGTATTCTTTTTTAAAAGCTTTTTGAACTTTTTTAGTTGCGCCTTTCATAATTGGTATGCCAAATTTAAATGCTACTCCAAACATATTATTCTCCTAACAATCTGGATAAACCGCCGCCTGCTAAAGCAACATCGTACGATTCTAATCCTGTACGTTCGTCAGGTCTTTCTTTAGCTAATTGATCTTTAAATTTACCTATTTGATTTAATCCTGCAGTATAATTATTTAAGGCTTGATTATATAAATTTTTATTAAATTGACCTTCGTCATCTCTAAATTTATTAACCTCTTGTTTAAATTGATCTCCAAGTTTATTATATATCTTAGCAAATTTATTTCTTTGCGCACCAGTTGGATCATTTTTATCATTAAAAGATTCAAGTTGTTTTTTAAGCATTGGCAACCTAGATTTTAAATCATCTATTATTTGAGTTGCATAGCCTAAATCACCTGTAGCTTTTCTTATCTCTTCTTGTTCAGTTTCTCCAAACAAACCAAATGTTGCTTCACCTAATATTCTATCACCGCTTTCTCCAGCTGCATACTCTGCCAATGCAAATGGTGCAGCAAAAGCTGCTTCACCTGCTAAACCATATCCTGTAAATTTTCCAGCTTTAGTTAAATTTCTAACTATGTTACCATTATCAAACCCAATACGACCGCCATCCTGAAAGCCTAGCATTCCAGCTATTCCGCCTGATGCAAATTCATCTGCTTCTTCCGCTATTTTTTCTGCAGCGTCATCAGCTGCACTCTCTGCTCTAACTTCGGCTTGACCAACGACTTGTTCACCTCTTTTTGGATTTTTAATTTCTGAACCTGTTGCAAATTCTTCCATAGTTCTTGCATCACTACCTAAGATATCATCTACGCTATCTAGTTGTTCTGGAAAAAAATCAGGTATCCCC